TCAAAATGTCATCACCGTTGCAGCAGCTCTCTCCGTTCTTGCAAGCTATGTTTCACAGGACATTCTTGCTGGTGCTGGTTTTATCACACTTGATGGGTATGATACATATCATGCAAGCGATGTTTCATCGTTAAATCCACCGCCAAATGCTAACTTTCCATACGACGGTCCTGGAACATCATTTGCAACAAGCACACCTGCACTTGATGCTGCATTAAACGATCTTCTAAACAACCCAAACAATCCGTTATACCACAGAATACGTGATGGTGGGATCGTGTTTCTTAAAGCTGGAACATATGTCATCAACAACACAGTGAATGTTCCTCCAGGAACGATAATTATGGGAGAAGGATTTGGGACGAAGATAATAAACAGAACCAGAACAGCGTCTATTTCGAATACATCTGCACCAATGTTTAGGATCAAAGCAGAGACAAGCAAGAATTTCGGTTCAACTCCATTCACATCAGATCCAGGATCCGATCCAACCTCAAAATTTATGGCTACACGAGAAACCAAGCTATACAACCTTGTGATAGCTGACAATTTTGTTGAGCCCACTTTTTCAGGAGATACATCTTATCAACAGCCACAAAATCAATCCGTTTCAACTTCTATTGCGTCCGGATCAAATGGACAAAGTCTGCCACAAGTAATAATCAATGTCTTCTCAACAAATGGATTTCCAACATCAGGAACGATCAGCGTAATCACCAACTTTGGATCTCAAATAGTTTCTTACACCGGAACAACACCAACGACATTCACAGGATGTTCTGGTGGTTCTGGAACAATGAGCACAAACAATTCTGTTGGAGGTTCATATCCTTTGGTGAGTGTTGAAGAAGGTGCTTATTTCTCTTGTGAGTTGGTTAGATTTATTGGCAGGGTTGTATATTCTGGTCCAAATGTACAAGCATTAACCGCTTACGCAATAAAGACAGATCCTATTGTTCCGGTGGCAACTGGAACAGCAGTAACGGTAAAGAATTGTTTCTTCGATGGATTTTCGCAACTTGTTAACACCACCAGTTTAGGCGGACAATTTGATTACTTCACATTCGTCAATAACTATGCAAGAACATATGGATTTTTGAATGGAGATACAAGCTCAAATGCTAATAACACCTTCTTCAATCTCACATCTGCTAACACAAATATACAGTCTAACTATCTTTACGCTAACACAGCAGTTTCTGGAACAGATACCGTATTATCATTAGTGTGGCTAAATGATGGTCCATCTGGTGCGCTGAATGTAAATCAGCTTCCAAGAATTTCGGTTGTTAACAACAATGTATCTACTAACCAAGCGTTATCAACACAGAACACAACATTTGCTTTCCTGCAAAAAAGCTCAATCTCACACTTAACGGCAAGTTCCAATCCAAAATTCACATCAATTGTGTTCGGTAATAATTACACCGGTGGAAACGCGGGCTCTGATCTTTGGAGCGTGGATGTGACAGGGTCGGGAATACCACAACTGACAATCGGTTTTAACTCCCTACTGCATAAGGGAACATTTGTTGTTGGTGCTTCACCACTTGCCTTTGATCCTGGTGTAATTAATCCAGTAATACAACAAGGCAGCACAACAGGAACACCGAATGCTTTGTTGATTCAAGGGCAAGCAACTACACAAGCAACTACGCAGGGCGGTAATTTAACGTTAGGCGGTGGATCTGGAACAAGCACTAATGGGCTTGTATCAATGGCGTCCCCAGTTGATTTGGGGTACTTGTCATTTACCCCTTCAGGTGGTTCCAATGTTCTTACTGTCACACAGTCTGCGAACAATATCTTTGATCTGCAATCAGGGGCATTAAGCGGTGTAACGCTTACCATTTCGAGAGCCGCAACCGGTCCTGGGCAAGTAATCGTTAAGAACAGAACATCTCAAACTGTTACCGTTCAGTGGTTAAGTGGAACGGGTGTCAATGTTTTAACTGGTAATAGTGCGCTTATTGGTTCAGACGGAACAAATGCAGTTGCTCTGATAAACGGAACATAATTCAAGCCTAACCCGTTAGCATAATTCAGCATTGTATAGAGGTATACTATGGATTTTACAAGTGCTTTGAGTGCTCTTTTTAGCTACCAGTTCGTTCTTTTCGCGCTGTCCATGAACATATTCACGTGGATACTCAGAACAATTACTGAATATATATTCCCGCAAATAGTCAATGTAAGAGCGTATCAAAAACTGTTCTTACCACTTGCCTCCACAATATTAGGAGCCGTTGTGGGTATGTTTGCCATAAAGTATGCATATCCTGATGGTTTAAATACACGGATAGATAGAGTGTTGTTCGGGTTAGTCGCAGGAAATTTCGGGGCGACCATCTACCAAGTTGCGAAAGGAATGTTGAAGGACAAAATGCAACAGCTCAAACAGAATTCGCAAAGTAATCAGAATGATGGCAATAAGCAACCTTAATTAGGATACGTTAGACAATGAGTCAATTCCCCAGTGCACCGGACTCTGATACAGATCTCCCCCGCGTAGATGGAAATTTAACGGAGATCGGTGGAGATGCAATTAATGCTCTGCGTGATGCTATGTTTGCGGTTGAGGGCAACATTGGAACCAATGGACAAGGTTCTACTGGTAGTATTGCACAAAGACTCTCGGTAAGTTTAAATCCTGATGGAAGTATAAAGCCAAGTGCACTCGCAGGAATTGGGCTCGTATATCTTCCTATTGTTGATTCCGAAATCTCACCCACCGCAGCAATACAAGAATCAAAGCTAAATCTGATCTACTCAACAACATCATTATTCAATCTCTATACTGCTCTCAAATCCTCTATTGATGTTCTTGATGGGTTCCTTGCATTAACAGGCGTTAAATTACAACCGCACTTGGACGGTATTAACTACAACCATCTTCTCTCCGCCATTCACGTCGATTCACTTAATCCAATTGTAAAGATCAATCCAATTCTCAATGTTCAATCATCAGGAACATCGGTCATCAACAGAAACAACACCAATGCTGATTTGCTTGTCAAAGACATAAGCGATGATCTTGTTGTTCATGAAAAAGCGGACGGAACACCCAATGTAAGTGCATCATCTGGTGGGACAGTTCCTCCACTAAATTACGCACACAACGCAAGTGGTGTGTTCGTAAATCCAAACAATTTCTCCGTCATTCCACAATCAAATAACGATCTTCAATCGGTGGTTCAATTTATCGACAATTCAAGCTTATTCTTGCTTGGAAGTCGCACGCAAAATCTATATGCAGGAGGTATACCCAGAACATCACGCTCATCAGTTATTACTGCTGATGGGTATGGTGAAGCATTAGTGCCAATTACACCAGTTGTTGCATATTCACTAAATGTTCCTCCTGGACCGCAAGCAACTTCACCAGTTGATGATATCAATCATGGTGATGATGTGGTGCTTTTTCAGCCAACATCGCTTCAATTATCAACATTCAATTTCGATGCACAGTTTGCACAAGTTAAACCAGGTGATATAATTACCATCAACTATGGTAATGGTTTTTCAGTACAGTCAGTTATTGACTCAACAAAAACCGCTATTGTTGGCAATAACAGAACATACGCGGTGAGAACAAATCGCAAGAACTTATTCTCTGCTGATGGCTATAGTTCAGTTGCTCGAATAGATAAAGCGTTGTTTCACAGAAGCAAGTATGGTGTTCTATCAACCGGAAGATGTCCAAATAGTTTGGGTTCTCTTGAAAGTTTGCTTATTGCCAATCCAAGATCTGCAATGGCGCTTGGAAATGGATTTAATCCAACCGATTTTAACGCAACTCACTATAATCTATACCTGACACTTTTTGCTACTGGTGATACCACAAGTCCACTCTCTCTTCCTGCCATTGATGTTACCGGAAATCAAGGAATAACACCTGGAAAGTATACCCTCGATAATATTATTGATGCAATCAATACTGCATTCAGACAACCCGGATTCAATTATCGTTTCGTAGCATTTCAATACAATGGTCAAATTGGGATAATGCTTGCCGATCCGTATAATGATGCAAGCTTCTCGATTATTAGCGGGACGGTGGATACAAACGGTAATTACACTTCATCATCGTCATCTTCGTTCCCAAATAACGTGGTAGATAATTTCAACGTAATAGATCCGCTTGGTTTTGGATTGATTGGTGCAAATATAGCAAGCCCTCCTGCATCAACGGCGTATCAGAGTGTTCTTGCTGCACATTTTTCCCCAACACTAATTTTTACACCGCTAACAAAGTCATTCTTCTACACTAACGGTGTTGAAAGAGATAGATTAAAGTCCGATCCCATAATCATTAATCAAAGCCTCGATACTTTTGGTGATGGATATTGGAACGCAACTATTTTACCACCTCCCGCTACACAAGTTTTTCCAACAAGGGTGGAGGTCACCTACCAAATAAATCTTGACCTCTCAAAATCTGGATTAGCGATTGGAAAAACAATCATTGTTCAACCATCATTACTTCTTACCGATGCGCGGTTCAATTTTAGAGATTATGGCCGTTTCATAATCAAGAACGTTGTGTTCAACGGTTGTAATACACCAAATCCACAAACAAATATTACGGTGTATGACGGTGTTCACGCAGCCGGTGTTTCTCCCGCAGCAACCACTACCAACATACCGGTCAGAGTTTACTTTGATGATGATAGCGTTGGTTTCGATATTGAAAATGTATTCGATCAATCGCCAACCTTACCATATAAACGTTTCTTCGAAGTGTATGTTGATCAGAACGGTCATACATTTACTCACGAAAGAGCTCGGTTTGCAAATTCTTCATCTGATACGATGAATTCAGATGCTCTCAAAATTAATCTCTATCGAGTATCTCCAAAGTTAAGGGGATACATAACAAACAACAACGACAAGGAGATTAGGCTTGAATTAACCGATTACAACACAACAACTGGTGTGTATGATGGTTATCTTGCAAGATTTAATCCAAGCTCATTAACATTGAGCAATTTCGGACCAACAACCACCGGAAAGAAGGGTGAAATCGTTAGGTTCTATGATGAAACTAATATTGACTTCATAGATGTAATCTTTGATATCAATGCAGCGGTATCTACATTCATACTGGAGAAGGTTGATATTCAGCTTTTCACATCACTTGAACTCGATGAAGAAATGATGTTGATTTCAAGTTGTCAGGTAGATGATAATACTAAACAGGTATCGTATCTCAAAGATGAAAGACAATTTGGTAATGTAAGTGAAGAACAGTTCTCAACATCCGCTATCGATTTCATTAACGCGCCCCAAAGATTATTGAGAGACAATGGAATTATCATAGGGTTTGATATAGCGTCATCAGGAACAAGTGCAATAGGATTAAATGGTGGAACGGCACTTGTCAATGGCAAGATTGTCAATGTAAATAATGGTATCTATAACATACCGATCTTACAAGAAACATTAAGTCCATCATTTGCAACTAACCTTAACACTATCACTTGGTTTGTTTGTGTAAATGATAGATCGGAAATAGAATTCATTGCTTCGACAGATTATGCATTATCACAATCAGCAACGTACGGGTCTCTTGATCATACAAGGTTATTTTATGTCAAGAACCCAAATGCCATTACTCCAACTGCATATTCAATCAGATCAACATACTTAAGCGATCTTGTTGCTCATAAAGATCTTGCTCTCATTGCAATCATATCCGCAACAGTTGGTGGAAGTCCATTCACCGTGACCTCTGCTACCATAACTGATGCTCGTAGGTTCGTAGCTAATGGATATAATGGTCTAAATACTCCATTCGTATTAAGTCCTAACGGTAATTTTAGGTCATTCACTTCTCTTAACGCTTGGCTAAATCAGCTAACCAACTTCAAATCAGCTTCGGTTAATGCTAATACGATAGGAAAGACAGTTATAGTGAAAGGTCAAACAACAATTTCAACAACAGCAAGCATAGATTTTGCTCATCCAGTTTCTTTTATTGGTGATGATGGAACCTTTATAATTCCAGGAGCACAGGGTTTCTCAATAGGAAATAACATTACGTTTGATGGTGTTAGATTTAACTATACACATATTGCAATATCAGATCCTGGTTTTACTCCATCCGATCTTGTCAATAGTTTTAATGGAGCAATCTATTGTGCGGTATCATCAGCAACCGGAAACAAAAACATTACGATCAGGAATTGCGAGTTTAATTCAACTACGACAGATGGATATAGATATCCCTTCATAAGTTTTGAATACACTTCAACTGTTGGTTTTGCAGAGAATATCAATATTCTCAATAACAAGTTCAATAGTAATGTATCATCGACTGATGATATAAGAGCGGCAATTTGCTTTATGGACAAGAATACATCAGGACCAACAAGCATTCTTGGAACAAGGCTTACATCTTGTAGTATCAAAGGAAATATTGGCAACAAAAATCACTTGATTATCATATCAGCTGAACACGATCCAATAACAACACATATCAAAAACGCAATTACACCAGTTGGTGTTTTGATTTCAGAGAACGTATGTGGTGCAATTGGCGTTCTAACAAGACAAGATACAACTGGCAATTTTGTTGATGGTCTTTCGGTCAAAGACAAAGAGAATGTTATTGTTGTTGCCGATAATCATTGCAAATACATTGGCTCACTCGATGGCTATGGTGCATTCATAAACTCCAACATAGACACGATATCATCCTCTATTATTGCAAGAGATAATTCTTGCGGATGGATACAATTTGCTATGACTTCAGGAACTGTTCCTGATGAACGAAATTCTCTTACTATTAAGGGTAACAAGCTTAATGCATTACCAGCATCAGTGCTAACTAATTATGGATCAACATTGAATGCTGCTATCTTTGCGTCGAATACTGGCACAAATTCTGCCGCTAATTCTACCTGCATTATAACTGATAACATCATTGATTTTGGTTTTACCGTTGCTGCTGATGGAATTACTACAACAACTAATTCTTATACGACTGCATTAGGATGTCAGTTACCTGCCAATATAACCAACAACACTCTAAAAGGTGTGGTTGATAATGCCAGCACCTCTTCATTGCTCGCTCTTACTTCACAACTTGGAGCAAATCCTTGCATAATTACTGGCAATAAATTCATTCGAGGCGCAAGTAATTTGGTTGCTTATATTGATGACTCCTTCGGAACTGGTGATCATATCATTACGCATAATTCTTTCGATAGCACAGTTTCAAATAGTTCAACTGATCCTCTTGTTAATGCTCTAACTCGATCATTATCACCAGGAACGATGTTCGAACGAAATAAAAATCAAACTGCGTATATAGCTATAGCTTGGGGAGATAGTCAAATACAAGCAACTTATAATAGCGTTAGTACCAATGAATTGCTACTTTCAAGATCGCTATCTAGTGGCAATTTGATTGATTTTAATGACGCTCAAGGTTTTTCATTGCGAACAAATGCTTCAGGATCTCGTCCAGCCGGTGCAGGTTTTGATGGTTATGGATATGGAAATTACACTCTTGTGAAGGATAATGCTACCAACGCAGTTACACGTCAAATCATCAAGGTAAACAACCTTAATAATCACGTTCCACAAGGTGCTAAAATTACCGATATAAAAATGGGAGTATGGGTTCCAACAATCGCTAATGGAACTTTTGATACTAGCGTTAACAACAATAATTACTTTTTGCTATCACTATCAAGAAGATTATCAACGGCTAATAATGGTTCCGGAAATCCAAGTCTATTGGATTTACGCACTAATATATTGGCTAGTAATTTTACTGATACCGATATTTCTTTTGGCAATAATCCAATTTCGCATACTCTAACAATAAATAGTGCTGGAGATCAAGCAACTTTTTCTGCGGCCACCCAATACGTTCATTTAACTACCAATAACGGTACTTTTGGCGATGTATCAGAGCAATTCAGAATAGGAAACAACTACAATATAGATCTTACTATGGAGTTTCAATTTATTGCTGTGACACCAAATTCTGCTACATTAACTTTTTGGCTTTCACCTGCCTTAATTCAATTTGTGTGGTAGATAATGGTTACCAACAATATAAATCGCAGCGATTTACCAAAGATATACAACATCGTGCAAAATGCTATGACGTTGTATCCGAAAGAACTTGTAATAGCTGCACTGCGTGATTTCTTTTCTACTGATAGTTTTTACCACTATGTACATGATCCCTGGGGTTTTCCTAAAACACCAGATCTTACCGACGTTCCTCTTGAAGCTGGATTTTCGGACAACATAACAACCCGTCTTTTTATCGGAGAAGCCTATCGTTTTGATGTGATATACTATCCCGGCATTTTTGTCCGACATGGTGGCTCAACATCAGTTCCAATATCATTCAATAGAGAAGCTTATTGTGTTCAATGGGGTAATATGGTGTTTCAAGACGGATATGGAAATATCAAGACATTTCCAGTCCCCGAACACTTTATTCTTGCAGGTGCATGGGAAGGAACAATCAACATAGATATTAAGGCAAGAGATTTAAGAGCAAGAGATGACCTTGTTGATCTTGTATCATTATTGTTTGTTGATGTGGCTTTCAATGATTTGGTTAAGTCTGGATTGTTGGTGAAGGGAGTGACTTCTGGTAGTCCAACAGAAAGTCAAGACAGAAATGATTGGGTATTCCAGCAAACAGTTAGTTTGCAAGTACGTTCTGAGTGGCGTAGAGAAATCCCCGTCGCTAATGTTATCGATATGATTCAGTTCAGTGTAGATTTTCAACGCACCGATCCACCCCCATCCGGACCTATTGCTTTAAACCTGTCAATACAAACAAACAAGACTATACTGGACTTGATAAATGCATTGTAAGTGGTTATATAGATGAGTATGATAGAGACAAGAAAATGCAAAGGTAAATGCGGTTTGAAAAAACCATTATCGGAATTTTACAGTCGTATTGATAAACGTGGGAAAACTCATAAAGTGAAGTATGAGTCAAAATGCAAGACCTGTATATCCGAAGAGGGCAAGAAAAAACGAAGCAGTAAACCACCAAAGATAAAGGCAGTTGGCAACGCTAAATATTGCACTTGGTGTGATGAGCTCAAAGAAATAAACGAAACCAATTTTCCTGTCTTTTACACCAGATCGGGAGAGAAGCGTTTACAACATAGATGTAAAGATTGTCAGTCAAATGGAAATAAGCAATGGCGAACAAAAAACAAAGCAAGAAAAGCCATCAATGATAAAGCATATCATCAGGTATATTTTTCTGTGCAGACAAATATTGATCGCAAGTTAGAATGGCAAAAAGGCTACCGTAAAAGAGCTGATGTTCGAAAGAGAGAAAACGATAAGCTCAATAATGATCCGTTCAAAAAATTTAGAGCGAGAATTTCAACAAGAATATATCAGGAGCTAAAAGCTAATGGTTCATCCAAAAATGGTGAGTCAATGACAGAACATCTTGATATAAACGAGATGTGGTATTCTATCGATGCTCAATTCAAACTTCCAGGAAATGAGTGGATGAGTTGGGAAAAATGGAAACCTTATGATCCGGAAACTTGGGATGATAACGATCAATCGACCTGGACCCTGCACATTGATCATTATCCAATTCCTCAATGTGATCTTCCGTATGATAGTTATGATCATCCCAACTTCAAAAAATGCTGGGCTCCCGAAAACTTAAGACCATATCCAGCAAAGTGGAACATTATAGAAGGAAATAGAAAGGGCAATCGAAAAAAGAGGACTATCACCCAATGATTTCGATGGATTGCGAAGAATTTCAAGAGTGCTGGGCTCTGTCTAATTTAAGGCCGTTGAATGCAAAACAGAACATATTTGATGGGGCGCGAAGAACAAGGCATAATAAAGCTGCATAATGTATGGCAATAACGAGGCATAGTAATGATATGACTAATAAACGAGGATCAATATGAGTAACATCCCTGGCGCAGCCGGAGTGCTTCCCGGCGTCTTTAGCAATGTGGTCACTGCTACACGTGGGGCGAGTGTTCCCGGATCAACTCGCGTAGCTTGTATAATAGGTACAGGTCAGCGAAGCGAAATAATCATAGCTTCCGCTCAAGGCGGTGGTAAAGACGGTCTAAATAACACTTTTACCTCTACTACCGGAGCTGATGGATATCACTTCTTGCTGAACTTCTTTCCAATAATTTCCAACAGAACACAGGTTTTCCGCAATGGTGTTCTTTTACGTGGGATAGAGACAACTGTTACACCGTTCAATTCAGCTTATGATTACAGAGTAGATATAGCTACCGGTAGAATTGAAATGCAGCAGGCGCATCTTGTTGATCAAGGGGGCAGTTTCTATTCAATCGGATCTACAAATGTTGGTCTTGGAACTATTCAAAATCTAACTCTTCCAGATGTACAAGCACCACAAGAAACTTGGACTATCAAATGTGTTTCTGTTCAGCGCAACAATTTAAATCAGCCAATCGCAGGAACAGCTAATTTTGTCGCCTTCGGTTCAGTATCTGGTAATGTTCTCGATGCAAATGGTAATCCAACAATTTGGATAGCTAATAACACAGTTACAACAAATGGAGTATTGTCATTTAGTATCTTGGAAACAAATGCATCTCTTCCGTTCAGAGAAGGTGATTTCTTCGTCATTAAGGTTTCAAGCGGCATCTTAAACAAAAATGATACACTTACTGCAGCATATATAGCTGTTCAAGATATTAATGATCCGACGTTCTTTACTTCGCTGACAGATCTTGCACAAAAGCACGGATCATCAAGTCTCGATAATACGCTTACACTTGGCGCACAGCTTGCTTTTGCTAATTCACCACCAGGTATAATGGCTCTTCAAGCAGCTCCTCCGCTTCCTCGAAGAACATCATATACAATCGAAACAAATTTTCCCGCAGCATCTACAAATTGCAATGACTTTTTACTTCCTCTTCCATTAGGAGTATCACCAGATCCAAATTCTGCGATCCATTTCTTTGTTACTAATCCTGCAACTGGAATAGAGAAACAGCTTCTACCTAATAAGTTTACGTTCTTTACATTAGGAACTTCTGGTAATCCAACGGTATGTAACTTCGTGAATGATAACGTAAGTGCTCCTGCTGGAAATTCATTTTCATATTCAGTAATACAGCAAAATGCTACGATTAATTTTGCACAAGATGGTTATTTGAATAGAAGCCTGACAACGCAAATCAATGCAACTTTTAGTAGTGCATCATTTGTCTTTACATCAGATGATGTTGGTAGAACTTTAAGTATAATTGACTCAACTAATCTTGCTAATATAGGCTCATTTGCTATTACCGGTGTAACAAATGGTGCTCTTAATATTTTAGCGAATGGAACACCGCCTTTTGCTGATTTTATCAATGAAGGAGCTGCATCTTTTACTCTCGTTAATTCAGTTACTGGAGCAAATGTGCCAGGGGCTTCTGGCACCGTATCAATAGTTGCAAATCCAAATACAGCAACTTCTACAATGGTGGCATCGATAAATTTGACATCATTTGCTCCATTTGCAAATGGATACAAGATTAGAATAACAGCTGCAACAAATGCTTCAAATATTGGACTGTTTGATATTACATCATTTACTGGTCCGAGCACATTGGGAGTTGCAAAATCATTTGTTAGCGAACATAATCTGAAATTTGAAATCATAGATACTACACAAATAAGCAATTACATAGTAGTCAATCATAATGTTGTTCCAAATGGTTATTCATTAAGAGTAACATTGGTTGATGTTAAAGATGTAACATTCTTTGATGCTGGGTGGATTACTGCATTGGCTACTTTAGAAACACAAGAAATTGATATTCTTGTTCCATTACCAAAACAAACGATCTCCGTTATCTTTGAAAACTGCCTAACTCATTGTATAACAATGAGCTCGATACGGTTCAAAAAAGAAAGAGAATTATTTATAGGCGCAATTAATGGTCTAACCCCAGATAATCTTACTGGAGCAAAGTTTGCAGCAGTTGAAGATATTGGTGTTCTCGAAGGAATTGAGGGAGCAACAATCTCTGACATATTAAGTGGCAATACAGAAGACCTCGCAAATTATTCAGTGGTTAATGCTTTTGGAGGAACTTTCAGAGCAGTATATTTCTTCCCAGATCAAATCGTTGTCCAAGTTGGAACACAAAATCAAATCATTGATGGCTTCTATATAGCCGCTGCAGCTGCTGGTTTCCTTTCTGGTGTGAGCAATGTTGCGGTTCCGTTGACTAACAAGATATTAAGTGGTTTCACCATCTTGAAAAATAGAATGTTCAGACCAGTTATTCTTGAATCATTGGCAGCAGCTGGGGTTACAGTTCTTCAACCAGTTGCAGGCGGTGGTAGAGTTCTATGGGGAAAAACAACTACACAATCTGGTTTCCCAGAAGAGGAAGAGATTTCAATTATCTTCATCAGAGACAGAATTGCCAAATCAATGAGAACAGGATTTGCTGGGTTTATTGGTAATCCAGAGGATCCTGATACAACAGGAACTCTAACGGCGAGAGGAATTGCATTATTGAACTCATTTATTACACAGGGGTTAATTACCAACTGGGCTAATTTGACCGTAAAACGAGATCTGGTAGAGCCGAGACAATGGGATGTTTCAGTTAGTGTGCAGCCCGTCTATCCTATAAATTGGATATACATAACGCTTTCAGTAGGCACAATATAAAATAGTAGATAGGAGATTGAGATGGTTTTAATTACGCCAGCTACTGGTTCCCACATAGATGGCCCAAACGGGCGCGATAGAACAGGTACTGGTCTATCAACGATGATCGTGATGAAAGTCAACGGAACTCCGATCGGAGCGATTCAGCGCATTAACATTCGTGAAGAACGCGGTCTTGCAATGATAGATGAGGTTGGAACGGATGGTCATATTGATAGTGCTCCTCAACGATCAACCAATATAACTGGTGATTGTACTCGTGTTCGTTTTGATCGTCTTCGCGTCACTGAAGCATTTTCAAGAGACTTTTTGCATGCTCACGCACAACGCATTCCATTCGATATAGATATCTTTGATAACTGGAATGGCGATGGTGGCAATGCAATTATTACCACAGTGAGAAACGTTTGGATTGCAAGTCTTGGATATACTTATCAAGCTGATAATTTCATAATCACTGATGAAATGAGCTTTCAAGCAGAAGCGATATATTCGACATTGAATGGTGGAAATGCTGCGACGGGCGGGGAAAGAGGCGCGAATATAATGCAGCTCAATAGTATTGAACGACAAGCGGATTTAGGACAACGTCGTGGCGGAGTTGATGCTCCGAATTTAATCGGAGATTTTTTCTCGAACGTATAAAGTCATTACGCTTTTTGTCCAAGTATAAAGTGGTTATATGCTCTTGTAAGCCATTCTCTAAACTCTTCTACGGTCATAGCCATTTTAGCTGTCATTATCACTCTCTTTTCAGCACAACTTCTATATTCCATTGATATATAGTTCAACGAGAACGTTGTTTACAAGAGAGGTGCATTTATGGCAGGTTTTGATAGTCCCAGTTTCAAGAAGAATTACCCACAACAAACACACGCGCCAATGCGCGAATTCAATGTTGGTCCTCCCGATGAATTTGAGCCACAATCCCAACAACAATTAAATACCGCGGAAATTGAGCAGAAAATAGAAGAAGCTCGACGTGAGAAAGTAAATCCGGTAGTCAAAATAAGTGATACTGGTAAAAAGCGTATAGAAATACTTGCCAATATAGGGCGCTTAACGAAGGATGTTCCTATTGGAGGCATTTCGTTCTCCTTACGAACGTTAAAGTCCAAAGAGACGGAGGAAGCAACAAGAGCGATTTTTGCTAACTCCGTAACCCAACTTGAAGCATCATTAGAGGCTCGTAAACAACAACTTGCTCGTTCAATCTTCAAGATAGATGGTCAGGATATTGACTTCGTTATCGGTAGTCGTGTGTTTGACGATAAACTGGCATTTATTGGTGAGCTGGAAGATATTGTTGTTGATGCCCTATGGGACAATTTTACCACTCTAAAAAATGAAGCCCGCACCAAATTCGGCATTAATAACAGTGAAGAGGCAAAGGAGGTCATTGAAGACCTAAAAAAATCGTAACGGAACCTGATCATAGGTTCCTGTGGTTTTTGTGCAAGACATTTCGCAAGCTTCCAGATGATCCGGAGCTGGAAGATATGGACCCAATAATGAAGATGTGGATGTTTTACAATTGGATGGAAGATTACAAAGACGATTATCAGATGCTGGAAAATCACGGTTATCTGGTTGGTTCGTTCATCAATCCAGAAGCAGTAAAAAAGATACTCGGGCATGGAGTTAAAACGCACGCATCAACAGATGAAGAATTCGAAGAAGCATCAAAGAAGTTGATTGAGAGAAACAGAGCAGAAGACGAGGATAAAAAACCAAGACGTAAGAGAAAGCGCAAATTGCAGGGATAATGAATGGCTGATCCAATAGATCCGAATATAGAGAACATGGGCAACCAAGTTGGTAGAACCGCTACGCTTGTCGATGGTCTATTAAAGTCTCTGCGTCCTGTTTATGACTTGTTATCGAAGTCATTTGGTGCAGAAGCAGTTAGTAACGCGAGTAAATATACTGCCCAAATTGGTAGCCTGTCTGATAAGTTCACAAACTTGAAGGAACAGTTTAGTCAGTTGAGCGATGGAGATCTTCAATTCGTAGTTACGTTCAATGGAAACAAACCAACGGAAGAAGTGGATAACTGGATCAAAAGTTTCCAAGGTTTTAGTCAGTTTATAAGCAATGCACGTATTTTCGACAAGTTCTCGGTAGATAGCGCAGCATCACTGAATACAGTGTCAGATAGTATTGATAAGATCCAGCAAGGATTGCGTGTTCTTGGTTTCAATAAGAGCATTGATACTGCATTGATCCAAAATGCAACTCAAGCTGAAAAGTTGGAGAACAACTTTATCGCTCTTGCTGCTTCCACCGGAAAGATGAACGACTTATTTGATAAGGGTGGAACAGAACTGAAAGATCTCGGAGCGATCACAAGCGCCTACACTGGTCGAATTGCTGATGTTGCAGATGCTACCGGATTTTCAGTTAGTCAGACATTGGAATTTGCAGCAGCACTCGGTAAGATCCCAGAAGCTATGGACAAAACAATTCAAGTTGGAGATGGTGTTTCAGATCAGCTGAATTCTCTTCAAGTAGCGATGAGATTGATGAGTGGATCTGGAAGATCGCAGAAGGATGTGTTTGATACACTGAATGTTGCTTATGAGAAGTTAAGCACCTCACAAGGAGTGATAACTGATAATGCACAGAGAGGTGCAGAGATGTTTGCAGTGATGTCACAAGCGTCTAATGTTCTTAATCTTCGTTTTGAAGACGTAAAGAACGTTATCGAAAGCATTGCTGATCAGTTCAAATTTGTTGGTAATGAAACTGATGCTGCTACGAGATTACTTGCAAGATACACAGATGCGCTACGAGAGACGGGGTTAACATCTCGTGCTTCCATCGATATCATTCAGCAGATGGTCAAATCAATATCAGATGTTAATATGGGTACCAAAGCATTTATCTCATTGAGAACAGGGGGTCCAGGCGGATTGCAAGGTGGTTTCAGAATTGAGCAGATGTTGAGAGAGGGGCGTTTAGATCAAGTTGTCACAATGATGGAACGAGCGTTTAGACAACAAGCTGGAGGTAGAATGTTTACTCTCGCGCAAGCAGCACAAAGTCCAGAAGCTGCTGCTGGATTTATGCGACAACGACAGCTTTTGCAAAGTGGTGCTTTCGGTATTGGTCGTGGAATGGGAGACGATCAAGCAACACGTTTTCTTGAAGCTCTTGGAAAAGGTGGGCTCGGTGGCGGAACAGAGGCAGCAAAGATGCTTGCTAATTCTCTAAAGCCCGGACAGGATGCATTGCAAACGGTTAATGAGCGTGGTGCAAATATACAAGAGAGAAGTTGGAACGAATTAAAGAAGGCAAACAACTTTCTCGAAAGAAACGCCGTTGCAGCAGAACTATTTGCGGGTATGAATGTCAGACAATTCTTTGGAGCAACTGGTAATAGAGGAGCTGACTTAAGAAGAGGAATGAGCGCTGCAACCGGAAGAGCGAGAGAAGATGTTCTTGGTGTTGGTGCGCTTCAAGGAATTGGTCCAAGTGATAGACAGGAGCAAATAAGACAGCTCATTACAATAGGCAGACAAGCCGTGGCAGAAGGAGTGTCAGCAAGTCGTGAAATCCTGCAAGGTGTTGGAGAGGGTGTTGGTGCGATTGGTGAAGGTATAAAAGGCATGATTGATGATGCTACCGACGATATAGACACCACAGAATATGCAACTCCTCCCGGTCAAAGACCAACATCACAGTTGCAGCAGCAACGAGAAAGAACAATGGCAGTTGCAACTCAAATGGCACAAGATAAACAGCAAGCTCTCGGGCCTCAAAAAATTACGCTTGAAATACAAGCGCCCGCAGGTTTCGATACCAAAGTGAAAGAGAAACCGGACAATGTCGATATCAATTTCGTTCAGCAATTAAGTCGCAGCAATATGATGCCAACATGAGGATAATGGGATGAGTTTTTTAGGAGCAACAGACCCGCTTGGAGATATCGGAAATGCACTACAAGGTGGTGTAAATCAACTTGATCATGCGCTCAACGGTCAGAATTTAGGACCGCAAGACTTTCAAAGGGACGGGTTTATCGTTCCACCGATCCCCAATGCTGATGGCAATGGATTACCATCAAGCAAAATACCATCTCAACGATTGGCACGAGCAAAGAGGAATATAGTTCATTGGTTCGTTCCGGAGGTTGGCATTGTCAATATGTATATCAACCCGCAGAGCATAAACTATAACTACAAGAAACTCATTACTCGTGAGCGGACGAAAGGCGGATTTTCAGTGCAATATTGGGGCGAGGATTTACCAACATTGTCATTGCGTGGAAATACTGGTTCGTCCGGTGTTGAAGGACTAAATGTTCTCTACGAGATTTATAGAGCAGAACAGGAAGTATTTGATCCTATTGCGCTTACTATGGCAGCTGATAGTTCGATCACTGGACTGAATGATCTAATAGACAGTGCACTTGGAAATCTTGGCAGTTTTGGATCTACGATTGCTAATAGTACACTTGGTTTGTTTGGACTAGATCCCGCTAGCCAAAATGTTTTACCAAGAGATGTTCCGTCTCTTGCATCATTAGCACTTGGCATTGAAATGTATTACAGTGGT